CTAAGTTTCATTATCCACTAAACAGAGGGGCTTGACCCAAATCAGCGTACTAATAGATTTAAATTTGGCTATACTTAATTGATTTTTTATGTTTCTTGATGTGGATCCGAGGGCTTTTAACGCGAATATAACATTATCTCTTGTTGCTTCATAAATGGCAAATGCATCAAAATTCTCATCAAGCTGGACAAAAATAACGGAATCAAATGGTTTTGATATATCAATAGCTCCCAATCTTCCTGATACTTTTTGATAATTAGGCATATAACGACCTTTAATTTGTATTTTTTCTATCTTGCCATTTCGCGTTCTAATTGCATCATATCCAGCTTGACGAGCTTCACAGAGTTCTAACCCAAGGATTTTTGCAGTTTCAAACTCTGAATCTCGCCTGTTATGCCGAGGGGTTTATTTGTTATTTTATAGTATTCTTGAGCAATTATTTTGGCTTCTTCAAGAATGATTTTTAGCTTTTTATTGTTATTGGATAGCAAGGCATAATCCTTTTAATAAAAGTAGATAAGCATTTATGTCATCGTTGTAAGTTTATGATATCCAGCAATGGTTCAGGATTGACTCAAACTGCCAGCGTAGTGAACCTTTTCGGTTGGCTTTAAATGTACTCATGACCGCCCCTGTAAGTAAGCATTTGTACATTACTTTCAGTTCAACTCTGTTGCTGAAGTTGAACTAACCATGTTAATCATTGAATGAAGAGTTTAGCATATGTTGCACAAGCATCTTCTAAACCCATATCACATGATTTACCAATAAAATATCTATCTTGATATACATTCCGCCTAACCCCAAGGCCATCATAATAAATAGTACCTAAGCCTAAATAAGCTTCACGTACAATGGTTTTATCATTACTTTTCAATGATGTTTCAAACCACTTTTTTGCTTTTTTATAATCATTTGGGTCTCCGCGATATAAATATGCATTCCCTAAAAAACTTGTGCTTTTATATTACCTTTTCTTGCTGCTTCAAAGTAGTATTCATAGGATAAATCTTTTTCACCAAGCTGACGTTCACGTTTAATATCAAATCCTTTCTCCCAGTATTCATCAGGGGTTAGCCCATGCTCAAATTATTGTTTTTTCTTGTAGCTGCGCTATCACTATATTCGCATGAAACATCATTATTATTCTGGCAAGATGCTATAAACCATTTTTCTGATAGCTCATAGTTTTGTAAAACACCATCTTCAAAATAAACCATTCCTAACCCAAATGCTTCTTTGGCCTTTATTGAGGGTTTAATTTCATTATTCAGCATAGTGCAAGCATTATGCTGATGAAGATCGGCGTTAGAACAAAATTTTTCTAGCTAAGCAGTTGCTAGTATGTATTGTTACAATATAACTTTACGTTACAAAAAAATCTATCTGTACCTAGGCGTATCAAAGTAACGATTGTAACCTCAATAAAGAATAAAATAATTTCATCTCAAGGAGCCTAAGGCCAGTAAATTAAGACTGGACTAATTTATAGCGTAACAAGTGAAATAGCGTTACGTCTAGGCATGGCAACGATAGTTGGTAACTTTATATTAAGGTGTAACGTTACTATCGAAGCTATGCAGTACATAGCCATAATGAGGCTTGAAGCGGCATAGTTAAATTGTTTTACTGTCCGCTGAATAAGTATATTAGAGTGAGTGAAATATAGCTAAGTTTGGGTATGTTAGCACTTGTGCTACGATAGATGAGTAATCAAGTTGATTGATTAACTCTTTCATAGCTTTTTGGTCATTTGGTAAGGAACTACCGTAGGAGCTTGTTTGGTGTCCCATTATTTTGTTCAAGTACTCATCTGAAGGATGCTGAGCAAGTAATTTATCTCTAAAATAATGGCGAAAACTGTATAGAGTGACGTGATCAGGAAGTGATTGACGGTCTCGTAGATTACGGTTGAACCATTCTCCGGGGTTTGTGGCAAAAGAATCTTGTATGAGCTTAATTTCGGGAAATAGGCGTTTATTTTCTGGGTGTAATTTAGTCTTATCATTAACAAAAACTAAAAATCCTAATTCAATAAGTTGTTGATGAATAGGAATGTAGCGTTTTTGCATTTGGAGTTTTCAACCGTTGTTGTTCATAGCGGTTATCAATACGGATGCACATGACTCCATTGACATTTTCAATATCATTTGTGTATAGCTGACAAGCCTCTCCGGGACGCACTCCCGTAAATAAACAAATTAAAGGCAGCCAAAAATGATACGGTTGTTGTATCTTTTTAGTCTTGATACCTTGGTGTTTGGTAAAAATGGGGTGATTAAAGACTTTAGTTGCTTCTTCATTTGTGATAACAAGCCTATCATCCTTATGATTAATTCTGGGTGTTGGAAGCGGTTCTTGTGGAATCGGATTCTGAGTTAAGTAACCTAAAGAGACTCCCCAATCAAAAAAATGTGACACTTTTTGTAAGTGGGAATTAGCCGTTTGCACCGATATAGTTTGAGTTTGACCTGATTTTTTTATTAATTCATGTAATGGACTCTGTTGCATATCTTTCGTTTTTAACCCGATGGGGAGGGATTTAAGGGCTTCTCTAAAATGTCTACCTTGCTCGGGGGGGATGGTATCGACAAAGATATCGTCAAAATAACTGATAGTTAAGGCAAGGCATTGGGCATATTTATTTTGTGTTTTTTTGCTGTGTTCCTTTTCAATATTTTCAGCTTGATATTTCTTAATAAGCTCACTAAGTAAAAAGCGTTCAGAAACTATAGATGGGTTGAGTTGTGCATCAGTTATAGAAACTGTTTCACTCAACCACTCAGGTTTTAGATCCGTAAAATACTGGCTAAGATGTTTATAGTGCTGTAGTGATGCTTGGTCAACCATAAGTGCTAATTGTTGATAGTCAGTATCGGTTAGCTTATTTTCCTCATCGGGAATTTTATCTGTAATTTCCACCAGTAATTTAGAGGCTATACGTTTATTTTTAGTGTTATCTTGGTAGGATATTACCCATAATATGAATGTGATGAGCTTCTATTTGCTCAGTAGCTACATGTAATAAATCATTAAGTTCTTCGATGCCTTTATCAAAATCACCATGGAAATCCTCCATTTCACGCTACCACCATAATTTAATCAGTTTTCTGAGTTGGAATTGAAAGAAATTAAGTTGGTTCTCGGTCATTGTATGGGTTCCAGTGTGAGAGTTTATTAAACGATTATAATGATTGTTCAGTAGTAAGGCTAATGACCTCGCTGTGCTTAAGTGGCTTGTTTTTAGGCTAAGGCGAATGTCTTTGCGTGATGTTGTTGAAGGTATAGCTTTTCTAAACCACCAGATGGAGCCTCGTTGGTAAAGGTAGTGGGGGAGTTTTATGGTCGTCATGTGGTACATTCCTGTGGCACAATTTCGACATGATAGAAAGAAACACGGCCTGAAACTTGTTAAGAATCAGGCCGTTAGATAGTGGTGGAGCTGGCGGGAGTTGAACCCGCGTCCGAAATTTCTACATTCTCTTGTGGTGTCTAGGTAAAACAATGACTTGTTATAAATATCAATAAGATAATTAGTGATAACTGGTGCTATTTAGTGCGGGTTTGTGCTCATTTGTGGTTTATGTGGACATATTGTGGACATTATAATGTCATTAAAACAAAAATTGAAAATACAATTATTCGTTTAAGGAAGCTAATGGATTCTTTGTAATTGCATCTTCTAAATGGGTAGGAGCAAAGTGTGCATAGACCATTGTCATTTTGATATCAGAATGACCAAGAATATCTTTTAGCACTAGAATATTCCCTCCTTTCATCATGAAGTGACTAGCGAAAGTGTGGCGTAACACATGAGTGCATTGACCTTCGGGTAGTTCAATACCTGATTTATTTATTATACGTTCAAAATTTTTTCGGCACGGTGTAAATAACTTACCCCTCTTTTTGGGTATTTCCTCATAGAGTTCTTTCGATATGGGAACGGTGCGCACCTTTTTGCTTTTTGTTTTACTAAATGTGATGCGATACGGTGTTACTTGGCTACCTTCTAGATTTTCTGCCTCACTCCATCTAGCTCCTGTTGATAGACAAATTTTTGTGATTATTAAGACGCTTTTATTTCTAGATTCTGCCAGTGCTTCTAGTAAACGCTTAATTTCATTTTGATATAAAAAGGTAACCATTGTTTCATCGACTTTAAATGTAGGAAGCCCCGCAAGAGGATTGGGTAAATCCCAATGCCCTAACTTTTTTAAAGTACCGAAAACAGCTGATAAGTTTCTTTGTTCATGATTTACTGTGACGGGTTTTACTTCCATTAATCTCCCGTTAATATCAGGTATTCTACCTTTTAATCGACCTTCTCGATAAAGACTAAAATCAGATGCTGTTAATTGAGATGCTATTGGATCACCTAATCCTGCACAAATACCATTTAGTTTCGACATCATGCGTTTTGAATCAGTTAATGTTCTCCCGTAGAGGTCATGCCATAAAATTATTAAATCAGATAATCTTCTATTATCTTGTTTCTCTCCAAGCCACGGTTTATCTTCTATTTCTGCAAGAATAAATTTTTCATAAGAAAGGGCTTCACCTTTAGTAGCAAACTTTTTGCGTATGCGCTTACCACTGACACCGTTGGGGCGCAGGTCACAAAGCCACTCTCCAGAATCAAGTTTTCTAATTGTCATTCTATAAATTTTCAATAACAGTTATTACACGGCCTAAAACGGTCAAATCGTCTAAATTGCAATCAAAGGGAACTCCAGAACCAGAAACACGAACTTTTTTAATAGGGATAAGAGTTAATTCCCGTATGCTAATTTTTCCTTCAATATCTACCAACCACTGACCATCAAATATATCGTCAAAGTTTTCTTCTAAAATATAGTAACTATCGCCATCTTTTATACATTTTGCCTTTTGAGGTAGTGGAGCTGTGCTTTTGAGCATTGCTTTATCAAATAAAACATCATCAAACATTAATAGACGTCCATTCACTAAACGCGAACAAGGGATTTTTAGAATGTCTACTTTTTCATTTGTGAAGGTTTTACCTATACCAAAAGCTAACCACTCCAGACTGGCTCCAGTTTCTAATGCACATCGAACAACGATATCAGATGGAAATAAATCTCTTTTATACCTCATCGCCAAACTACTACTTGCTATACCCAAATGTAGTGCTAGAGCTATTTTTGTATCAAAACCGTAAGCTTCAATAACTCTATCTAACACCTCTGATCCACCCTTGGTAAAATCTATTTGTAGACTCAAGTGAATATTCCTCTTGATTTGTAGGTATAAGCGAGTGTATTATTCGCTTATAGCTAGTGTTGAGTGATGCTAACTAGTGCGGACTAGTGAGAATTAAAGGAGATTTTGCCTTATGAAAGATCAATGTTCAATCAATATAGATAAGCAGAAGCGGTATATCCCTATCGCGGAATTTTGTAAGCGATACGGTATGACGCTTGATTCTGCAAGATGGCAAGTGCGAGAGGGTAAATTGAAAATAAAACCCAAGAAAAAATCACACGAGCGAGTTTATATAGATTTAGAACATTACCATAAAGAATGGTATGTCTAGGCTTTTTAGTTTTAAGTTGATATCAGTTACACAAATAGTGAACTTAAAGAAGAATAAACACCATGTTTGATTATCAGGTTTCCAAACAAGCGCACTTTGATAATGCATGCCGTGCTTTCGCAAATACCCATAAAGGGGATTTAGTGCAAATAGCTGAAAGCATCGGCATGAACGCCCAAATGTTGCGTAACAAGTTAAACCCTGAACAACCGCACCAGTTAACGTGCATTGATTTAATGAAACTGACTGATGCAACTGAGGACGCCTCTATCCTTGATGGTGTCTTAGAACAAATGCAATGTCAGCCGTCAGTGCCAGTTAATGAAGTGTGTGATTCTAATGTACCTGCTTATTTACTAACGGCGGTCGGTGAAGTGGGGAAGTTAGCAACAAATACAGTTTCAGGCGGTAATTTAAATAATGCACGTGTCGCTGACTTTAAACGTTCTGTTAATACAGCAATTCGTTGTTTAACGTTGGCAGGCATAACACTATCGGCAAGATTACATACTAATCCGGCGTTTGCCTGTGCAGTGGATGCAGTCGCTAATCTTAGCCCATCAATGATGTGAGGTTTTAAAATGAAATTAAATTCATTACAGCTTCAACAACACAAATATAAATTATCTAGTGATTCATTTAAAAATGAAAATAACAATTCTATTTATATTGTTAGCCTCATTTTATTTATGGGTTATTTATTAATATCAGCTTTAAGTTAAGAGGTGTTTATGTCTAAAGAAAATATGTTTGATGAGATTTTACCAGGTGCGAAAGAACATCAAATAGAGCGCTTAAAAAAATTAACTGAAAATAATAATGCCGAAGTGAAAATAGATGTCGATTATAGTGAAAACCAAAAAATTAATGAGATTTTAAATTTCATGAGAAATAAACAATCAGAGAAAATCTATTTTAAAAATAGAATTTTTGAGTTGGTAAAAAATAAATTAAATAATGGTGTGTTGAGTGTGGATGATATCGCTGAGCAATTGACTAGTTTTAGAAATGAGCTAGTTGATGCTTATGCAGAATCAACAGAATTCGAAGATATACCGTTTTAAGCGAGGTTATTATGTATCAGAATCAAGTTGAAAACGAACAAAGAGCTTTTCATATTCCAGTTGCTCAACGTGTTGATGGATTAAATCATACCGCTAAATTACGTTCTCGCCATTTTGGTTTACAAAATGAAGAATTAAAACGCTTCTTTTTTGATATGCGCGATAGATTTGATGATTGCTATCAAGAAAATAAAAAATTCTTAGGCGTCATTTTATATATGGCAGGTATTCCAAAAGAAAGACACGATTTAAAATTTGAAGATTTTAAAACATCAGAAATATTCGACATTATTAAAGCTATTAATCATATCAAGGCCGTTACGGCATTATTACCTAAACAATTAGCATTACCGCAATAATTAATTAAACCCAAAATAAAAATAAATGGCCTTACTAGGTCAGGGTTTTTTACAACCTAAATAAAGGAAATATATTATGAGAACATCAATACCAACCCCCGTTTTTATGCCTGCGAAAATTGCTAATAACGAACACGCTATTGTTTTAGATTCCACATTAGCGTTGGCGCGTAACGAACAAAAGCAAGTCTGTGCGGATAGATATGCTTCCCGTATTCGTAAACTGTCTAGTTTAATTATTCAAAATAAAATGGATTACGCCGACGTTGCTGAACTGTTGGAAAGTGAAGCATCAGAGCTAGAACGTCAAGCGCAAGAACTGGTTTGATATGACTAGTGCGGTGGAGAATAACAGCGACGTATTTATCTCAATGCGTCGCCAAAAAGAAGAATTTCAGCCAGGGCTATCGCCAAAAGCGTCCTTGGCTGAACGCATTATGTATGATGCAAACCCGTTTGATATTGAATTCCGTAATAGCATCTTAGGTAATGTGCCCGATTCATTGGCGATTTATTTTGCTACCCGATATTCAAAAATATTTAAAAGTGGGAAAAAAAATAGTAGGCGTCTTGCTAATACATTTTTACGCAAATTTGCACAGAATGTATTACCAAGATACAACCTTGTTTTATCAAAGTATCAATTTGATGGTGTTACATCAGGTTATGATTTTTTCCCTGAAAAATACGTCGAACAAATTTCTAACCTACACACGTTAGACCGTGGAACCATCAAAGAGCTGGCGAACGGTATCGCTCGCTATCTTACATCTACATTTACTGAATTTTGCCAACGTGCTGATTATGAGAATGAATCAGACGGGGCTAAGTTCGGCTACAAGAAAATAAGTAAGATCACTTCACAAATCGGCACTGTGCCACCGTACTGGAAGCAGTTCACGCAAGGGCGTGGAATAACAGAAGGGCAAATGTTATCAGGCTTATTACGCATGATGTCTGATAAGTGGTGGTATGGACGTTTAAAGCGCATGCGCGATTTGCGTGCTGAACATTTGGCTATTGCAGTCGGGCAGGTGCAAAAAAGTGCTTCCCCTTATATTTCCCGTCGTGCTTTACATGAGTGGATAGAACAAAAAAAACGTAACTGGGATTATATTAAAAGTTTCGATTTAACTAATGAGAATGGTGAGCGTGTTTCTCTTGAAGAAATGGTATTAGCCAGTGTTTCTAATCCTGCGGTTCGCCGTTGCGAATTGATGGTGCGTATGCGTGGGTTTGAAAACATGGCTAATGAAATGGGTTATGTTGGTGAGTTTTACACCCTCACAGCCCCATCAAAGTATCACAATGTATACAGTAAGGGCGGTTTCATTGAACAATGGAACGGTGCCTCCCCTCGTGATGTTCAGAAATACCTATGCAAAGTTTGGTCAAAAGTTCGCGCTGAATATGCCCGTGAAGGTATTCGCCCTTTCGGTTTTCGTGTCGTAGAACCTCACCATGATTCAACTCCCCACTGGCATTTATTGTTATTTGTTCATCCTGATCACGTTGAAAAGTTGAGAAAGATTTTTGCGGAATATGCCCGTGAAGAGGATGCCTTTGAGTTAAAAACCAAAGAGGCAAAAGAAGCCCGCTTTTATGTTGAGCCTATTGATAAAGAAAAAGGATCCGCAACGGGTTATATCGCTAAATATATTTCTAAAAATATTGATGGTTACGCAATGGATGACGAGATAGATGATGAAACGGGGCAGAAATGCAAAGACATGGCTAAAGCGGTTTCAGCATGGGCGAGCTTACACCGCATTCGTCAGTTTCAGCAAATAGGGGGTGCTCCGGTGTCTGTTTGGCGAGAGTTGCGTCGCTTGCCAGGTGATGAGCAAATTCTAGCAACGGAAGATATGGACAACGTGCGTTTTGCGTCAGATGTAGGCGATTGGTATGCCTACACCGAGTTACAAGGTGGTGCGACGGTAAAACGCCGAGATTTAACCGTGAGGCTTTCTTATGAAGTCACCGAAATGGGGAACGAATACGGCGAAGATGTAAAAAAAATTAAAGGGGTTTACTCACCGCTTGCGAGTGAGGACTCTTTCTATCTTACCCGCACCGCTAAATGGGAACTCGTTGCTAAAGTATCCACGTCTGTTAAAGGGAGTGGTTTGGCTTTTGATGGCGCGATTAGCGCCCCTTGGAGTTCTGTCAATAACTGTACGGGGGAAACCCGAACGATTAACGATGAAGAAAAGGGGGTAACGGAAATTTTAGATAATTTCAGGTCAATCGGACATGAAATAACCCTAGAAGATGCCAAAAAAATGAGAAATGGGTCGGGGATAGTCATTGATGATATTGCATTTAGAAGTTTTGACGATGGTTCTTTGATAAGAACGGGCACGACACAACTGAAATATCGTCAATTCCATGAAAGGAAGGCGCGAATTTTTAACAAAGTCAATAAATTAAGGGGAATAAATGTATAGATATTGGGTTTTATTTTATTTATTGATATCAATAGTTCTTTTTATATACAGAACTATAAAGTCTAAAAAAGCTATCATGAAAAATATAGCTTAGGTTCAGCGATAGATTATTCCATGCTATGGCCATTTTATATTTTGATAGCATTCTATTTTTTCCTTGCAGATAAATATCGTAAATTTATTGGTATGAGCGAGGATAGGTAATCTATGAATGTGCAATAAGTAAATATATCTCACATTATTATCACTTAGGGGTTCACAAAAATCATAAAGTTATTATACTGTTTATTCATACAGTATTCTTTAAGGGTATGATAATGACAGATAATATAAAAAGCATGGAAGCATTTGAAAGAATTGCACTTATCGCAAAAGTAGGCAGTTTTGATTCTTTCACATCACAGGAAAAAGATATCGTTTTATCATTAATATTTGAGTTAGCTGACAATGCCAGAGTGGACTTATTGGAAAAAAATAAGCCACACAATGTGGCTCAATAATTTAAGCAATGGGCGCTTTGAGTAAATCAAGCGCCATTTGTTTATTATCCGGTAGCAGTTTATCAATCATTTTATTCACATCTTTCGCACTAGGGCTTAGCGTGTGACTAAAAGTGACGTTTAAAACGAAAGTCATCCCGCATTCTAAGTCCGTGCATTGACAATAAAGATCTGCAAATTGGCGATGTTTTCTATTTGTTGTTCTTATGATTGCCTTTTCACCGCATGCGGGGCAGAGGACTTTCATCACTTTCATATTCCGAACTCCAAAATAATCGAACTGACGTAATTTTACCTTTTTTTGTCTCATTCTGCACCCAAATGGTCGTTATCTTTCTTAAAATTGATATGCAAATGCAACGGTATTTCAGGGTCACTGTTGACGGCATTCTCAAACATACGTTGCACAGGGATAACTTCATCTTGTCGATAGGCTTCGCGGGCTTTTATTGGGTCACCCAGTCCGCCAACATTACCAGGAATAATCCCCGCCAGTCCCGCAGGGAAACGGTGGGCGGTTAAAATATCTTGAGCACTGATATTTTTAACATTATTAAATTCATCTTTGGCTGAAATATCCCCAATCGGCATAAATTTAATCCCGTCGGGATCGCCTTTGGGAATATGCACAAACATGGTAGAAAAATTACCAATTCCTTTACTATTTTCCAGATTTTTAATGATTTTGGCTTCCACTTCATCAGTCAGTGAAGGGTCGTTACAATAAAAAACACCCCCTGTATGTGCTCCGTTGTGGTAATACCGACGACGAAAAATAGTCGCCTCACTATTTAAGAGAGCTGCATGTATACCACCGATATAATCAGGAATACCATATACTTGCTGTTGTGGGTCATATTGCTTGATAAAAATGACATCTTCAGGCGGATAAACTAACGGTTCACCTTCCATCAAAATAACAAAATCACCGTCTTTTCGACAACGAAGATAAAGTGAGGGCAACACAAACAGTTGAATGACGTTCCCCCAATAATCTCGTACTTTTAGAATAGCCGTATCACCAAAAATGAGATAACTCATTACCGATGCTTTTAGCTGTTCGTGGCTCAGTCCTCCACCTAAAAAATCAGACAAAATCATATTTTGACGCGCATAAATTACCCCGCCATGTTGGGCATTTAAGTTAACTAATTGAGCGAGGGCAGTTCTATCAATCGGGAGTGAATAATGGTCATGTTCATTGTCATACCAGATATTTTGATAGTCCGTATGCGTTGTTAATATCGGCTCGGGTTTGCCCAGTGTAATAATACTCATATTTTTTTTAGGGGTATCGGTAACCGGAACCGATAATTTCTTCCGTGATTTTTTCTTAGCCATTACGATGCCTTTTGAAATATCCATTTTGATTTACGTTGATTATCAGTATTCAACGGTTCATTGATTGCGCCATGAGCGATAGCCCAAAAACTATCAGCATGACCTGTTTCCATACTGCGGTCAGCGACAAATGTCATAGTACCGCCCTTGCTGGTTGTGTCTCGGCGAATAGCCAAGAAACTGGCGGTGATTTCTTTTTGTTCCCTATCCCATTCGATGCGCTCTTCATCGACTAAATCGACCATTTTTAAAACCAGTTGGGTTTTCATGCTGAGGCTATAACGAATTTCCATTGTTTCGCGTGGTGCGAAATCTTGCACCATCTCATAGACACCATGACCGATACCTGTCGTATCAATGCCGATATGGGTGAAGCGATAACGACTATAAAGTTCTTGGATTTTTTTTGCTTGATGTTTCCATGCCATACCTTGCCAGTAATAAACGGCCAGAACACGGAACCGTTCACCAGGCACAGAAGGAGGTGCTAAAATAGCAAAGGCGGAGGTATCACCCGAACGGGCAGGGTCATAACCGCCCCAAACTTCACGATTACCAAATGGACGCGGTTCATCAGGAAAGTGATCCTCCCATAGCCCCACATCAACCCAACATTTTTCTAAATCGTTATATTTAAAGACAGATGCGCCACTATCGACAAAGACACACATATACAACATATTAAACGTGTCTTTGTTATAGCGATTACGCAACTTATCAATGGATGCTAAGTTAAAACCACCTTTAATCGCATCTTCCAGCGTAATGACATAACGCCATTGACCATCAGGACAATCTCGTCCGCCGTCCTGCATCTCTTTAAATGTCGGAAATTTAACATTTTTGCGTTCTTTTTCATTTCCGCGCCATTCGTCACCTGTCCAGAACGGGTATGCGGGATGGGTTTTTGAGCTAGGCGTAGAAAAATAGGTGGTGCGCCATTTATCATGGGTCGCCATCGCACTAGCAACTTCATTTAAATGTTTAAAGTTCGGTACCCAAAAATATTCGTCACAGTACAAATGACCGGAATAACTTTGTGCGGTGTTTTTATTGGTAGAAAGAAAACGGAGTTCTGCCCCGTTACTTAAACGAATTGGGTTACCTGTTAATGTGATGCCGAAAAATTGCTCTGCAATATTGACAATATAGGAGCGGAAAACCTCAGCTTGCGGTTTTGATGCGGATAAGAAAATTTGCGGGTCACCTGTGAGTACCGCATTTTCCAGCGCTTCAAATGCAAAATACCAAGTCGCTCCGATTTGGCGTGATTTCAATATATTACGAATAGATTTTTTAATGTTATTGCGTAAATGTTTTTGATAGCCAAACAGCATATTGTCAGCAAATTGCTGAAATTGTTCTTCTGTTAATTCGGAAATATCATTTTTACGATAGCGTTTTTTCTTCCTTGGTTCGCCATCGTCAGACTCATTGTCATTTGAGTAGCCAGATTGATTTTGTGCTTTTGCCTGTGCCAGCTTCTCGGCGTGTTTATTTTGTTGTGCCATCAATTTGATATGATGGTTAATTAAACGGTCTAACTCCTCTTGTTCAAAAACGGTCTTATTATTTCGCTCACTGAGCAAAATAATGCGTCGATTAATCGCATCTAAAACCGATTCATGACTGAGTAAATCCTGCCAATTCCCTTTTTCAGCCCAATAGTAAACGATCCGCCGATTCGGCAAATTAAGTTCGGTTGCAATTTCTGCAGGAGTATAGCGTCGCAGGTACAGCGATTTCGCTACTCCTATTAATTCATCTGAATATCGTGAGTTCGCCATAATGTAAAACATTATGCCTAGTCAGATTCTATCTGGCGTTGGGAGGAATTTGGTTATACGCCATATCCAAATTTAACCATTCGCCCATTTTATGGAATTTCGCAATACTGTTACCTCAAACGGAATTGATAAAAATACCCACGGATGGGGGATGCTATGTAATGTCACAATTAATGACAAATTGGCTCTGTATTGCGACTGCGGGCGATACCGTTGATGGTCGAATTATTGAGGAAAGTTGGATTTTAGAGTCTGCAGAACTCTATGACCGTCATTTATATACCGCATGCATTTGGCCTGAGCATGAGCGCTGGTTTGGTTCAATGGGGGAAGTGTTAGCGCTAAAAGCGGAACGCGACGAAGAAGGAACATTAAAGCTTTATGCGCAATTGCGTCCTAATCAGCATTTATTACAAGCCAATCGCGATGGTCAATTGCTCTTTACCTCAGCGGAATTTACCCCAACAGGTAATTTTCGGGGGACAGGGAAAACCTATCTCGAAGGGTTAGGGGTAACGTGTTCACCTGCCAGCGTTGGCACTGACCGATTACAGTTTAATAAAAACGGTAAGAAGTTTCGTTATGGTGCACTAAAACCATTAGTGTTTGATGAAGTAAAACAGTTTAAGGAAGAAAAGATGGCTAAGGGAAAGGGCTGGCGTAGTTTTTTTAATATTGATGAGCCAAGTGTTGATGATATACCCGAAGAAACAGGCGCTAGTGATGCAATGCAAGCACTGGCTGAGGCATTATCTGCACTTGAAATTCGTGTTACCGCAATTGAAACACAACTGACTTCAACAGCAGAAAAAGTAGATGATGTTGAAGAAGATGTGGAAGTTATCAAAGATGCTGTTGATACACCTGAATTTAAGCAATTGAAAGATAACTTATCTTCCATTTTAGGTAAATTCAGTAAGTTGGATACAGTGGCATCGCGTATCCCTGGGAAAAATCCACGTGGCGGTAAAGAAAAACGCTTTACTAACCTAGTGTAAGGGGTAAGTGATGTCATTAAATAATCAACGAATTCGTGAGCTTTTAGATGCTTATGAAAGGGCTTTTTCGGCATCTTGTGGCGTCGCCAATGTTAATCGATATTTCGGACTGACAGACCCTAAAGATACACAGCTACGAGATGCGTTATTGGAGTCTGCCGAATTTTTGAAATTGATTACGGTGGCTGACGTTGATCAATTAGTTGGGCAGGTTGTTCCAGTCGGTAACCCAGGTCTTTTTACTGGACGTTCAAAGACAGGGCGTTTTGGTCGTAAAGTCGGTGTTGAAGGCAATGAGTACAAATTGGTTGAAACAGATTCTGGGGCGTTTATGCCGTGGGAGATGTTATCAGTTTGGGCTAATGCGGGCGGTGAAAATGAATTTATTAATCGTATGCAAGCCTTTATTCAAGAATCATTTGCCCTTGATATGATCCGTATTGGTTGGAATGGTAATCATATTGCTGAAGATACCAATGCAGAAAAATACCCTAATGGTGAAGATGTTAATAAAGGCTGGCATCAAATTGCTAAAGAGTGGAAGGGAGGCTCTCAGGTTCTGACGGATGCTATTTCATTAGATGATAATGGCGATTATCGTTCATTAGATGCTATGGCGTCAGATTTGATTAACACCTGCATTCCGCCACAGTTCAGAAATGATCCACGACTTGTGGTCATGGTAGGACCCGATTTAGTTTCAGCAGAACAATATCGCTTATATCAAGGTGCTGATAAGCCAACGGAGAAAATTGCTGCTCAAATGCTCGGCTCTACAATTGCAGGACGTCCAGCTATGGTTCCGCCATTTATGCCAGGCAAGCGTATGGTGGTCACTATTCCAACAAATCTACATATTTATACGCAACGTAATACACGCCAGCGTAAAGCAGAATTTGTTGAAGACCGCAAGCAGTACGAAAATAAATATCTACGTAATGAAGGTTACGCCCTTGAACAGCCAGAACTTTATGCAGCTATTGATGAGTCTGCTGTCACCATCGGTAAAGTAACTGAACCAACTGAAAAAGTAGAAGGTTAAGCGTCATGCTATCACCTGCTCAAAGACACAGGCAAAAAATTGAAATGCAACAAAAGCTCGAACAGCGACAGGCTATTGCTATTGCTGACGGTGAAAGTATGCATCTTCAAGCGCGTGCCATTGAGCGGGATGTCAAACGACTGCGAGCACTGAATCAAACGTATGAACGTGTGGCAATGAAACGAGACGAATTATTGCCTATGTATCTACCGACGGCACAACGCTATTTAGATGAAGGCGAGGTGTATCAAAACCCGATTTTTGTGTATTGCGTCATTTGGCTATTTGATGTGGGGGAGTTCGATAAAGGATTGGACTGGGCAGATATTGCCATAGCGCAAGGACAGCGCACCCCAGACAATTTTAAAAGTGGTTTCCCTGCTTTTGTGGCTGACACAATACTCGCATGGGCACAGTTAGAAGCGGAAGCAGGAAACCCCATTGAACCTTATTTTTCAAGGACATTTAAGAATGTCACAGAAATTTGGCGAGTTCACGAAAAAATACAGGCGAAGTGGTTTAAATTCCACGCCTTAGAGTTATTAAAAGGCGATGTGGGCGATGTAAGAGCTAGCGCGATTGATTGTGTCGATACACTGAATCAAGCCGATGCTTATCTTGCCAGGGCGCATCAATTAAACCCGAAAAGTGGGGTTAAAACGCATCGTTTACGTATCGCTTCACGATTACGGGCATTAGAGCAAGAGTAAAGACTACCGCAAGCCAAAACGGGCAGGGTGGAGACAAAACAATTTGATTGTTATTGGTCGTGGAAACCTGTTCGCCCGTTTTTTATTTAAATATGCAGAGATTATTAAATGGAATTAATTGTAAATATTATCCTACTCATTGTAATAATTCCGATAATTATCTGCTTAGTGCTAATAGATGCATGGTTTTTGTTATTAATTTGGAATTGGTTTTGTGGATCAGCAGATATTAATTTATCAGTACCAATTAATTGGGGAACGGTTATTTCACTAAAAATTATTATTTTGTTATTGAAATTAATTTTTAGCCAGTAAGTAACACAGGACGAATAATATGTTAAATGGCGATGGCATTACCTATAAAAATGAAGAACTGACAAATGATGAATTTTGGCCTGATTTAAATTTAGGTGATTTTCAAAAAAGTCGCGCTATTCCCGCCAATATCGATGCTGATTTTATTGCTGATGCATTATTAACCACGGTCACAGAAATTAATTCTGAATTAAAAGACGTAAAAAGTTATTGGCTATCAAAAGGTGTTAATCAGGCAAAAGACGCCCCAGGCGCAAAAATAAAAGGGGTGAATGCCCTTTGTGCGCAATATAAAAAAGCCGTTTATGCCAGGGCAAAAGCCGATTTATTGGGTGAATATTTGTCGATTGTCAGTCGAGCGCCCAATCCACAGCAAGAAAGCGACGAATTACGGTCACGGTTATTAGCAGAATCAACTTTTGTTATTCGCAATATGAAACAGTTGCCTCGCATTACGGTAAAAATGATATGACCCGACTACAAAAATTGACGGCGTTCTTACGTGCAAATTTGCCTGAACCCGTATTTGCAACCGAATTTAGTAGTGAGATGGATGATATTACATTTAAACGCGCTCACAATGATTTAGGCGAAAAACAATATCAAATTTTAACGCAAGAATATGATGCGGTAATTGCGTGGGGGCGTTGGCCTTATCGTGAAATTGATACACGTTATATCCCCGTATTAATTGAGGCATGGTATCAAGATTTAGAAACGGATTTTACCGAACCTGATTTCGATGATGAACCACCGACGATTGATGTTGATGTGATTGACGATGATATCGCGATGGTTGTAGTGACCCTGAAATTAAGTGATGCCATTGTGTTAAAAGAAGATGAAAAAGGCCTCGTGCCATTTGACGGTAAACGTTGGTCACTGGCTAATCCTGAAGTGTTATTTGCTGAAAATATTGATGTGATCCCCCGTGGTGTGAAATGAGCATTCAAGGGCAATTAAACGAAAAACAATTAAAAAAGCTACGTGAACAGCTTAAAAAGTTGGAATTACCACCGAAAAAACGCCAGCGGTTACTTTGGCGAATTGCGAAATATGGTGTGATTGTTGCTTCAAAACGCGCGGTAAAAAATCAGCAGACACCTGATGGTGAGGCATGGCAAGGGCGACACGGTAACTACAAAAAAAAGATGCTCCGTAAAATGCCTAAGCTATTAAAAATTCGTGAAATTCCCGAAAAAGGCGTAGTCCGTATTTATCTCGGGGGCGGAAATTATCGCAATGGCAGTAAACCTGTGGGTGCTGGTGTCGTGGGATATAGCCAGCAATATGGTATGACAGCAAAAATTAATCGTAAAAATGCCAACGATAATAATATCCGAAAAGCAACGAGTGAAAAGAAGCCAGAACCTACCGCAACACCGAAACAAGCCAAAAAATTACGGGCATTGGGCTATAAAGTCAAAAAAGGAAAGCGTTGGGTAAAGCCTCCTTTAAAAGAGATCGCGGGAAAGATGCGTTTTTTTCAGGCGGGATTATTAATCCGTCTTTTACAAAATAAACCTAAAAAAACCAGTTGGGAGGTAGATATTCCCAGTCGTGAGTTTTTAGGCATCAGTGATGAAGATTTTATCAAAGCGTTAGAGAGACAACTTCAAGGCATCGGCTACGGTGCATAAAAAAGGAATTTACTATGTGGCCAACTGTTCAGGTTAATCAACATAACCAACTGCAAGGCGAAACAAAGGAAATTGAACGCATTTTGCTGTTTATTGGTAAAGGAAAAACCAATATTGGTAAAACTATTGCGGTCAATACGCAAACAGATTTCGATGAGGTGTTAGGAACGCCAGATAGCCCGTTAAAAAATAACGTGTTATCGGCTATGCGTAACGCAGGTCAAAACTGGTCAGGTTATGTGCATGTATTAGCAGAAGATGCCGAAGAATTGGCATTTGTTGACGCGGTGATGGATGCACAAGCTGTCGCCAGTTGTGAAGGCTACGTATTAGTGGGTGATGCGACGAAAGCCGTTATTCAATCGGCTAAATCCTTACGCTCGGATTTAATGGCTAAACATGGGCGCTGGCTGTTTGCCATTTTGGGTGTCGGTGCAACGCAAGACGATGAAACGTGGTCAGGCTATGTTGAACGCTTGTCTGCTTTATCAAAAGGGGAAGCGGAACCCTCTATACAATTAGTACCAATGTTATGGGGCAATGAAGCGGGGGCATTAGCGGGTCGATTATGTAACCGTGCAGTGACCATTGCCGATAGCCCCGCACGTGTTAAAACGGGCGCACTAACCGATTTAGGTAGTGCGTACCTACCATTAGACGGAACAGGAAAAAGCCTTGATTTAGCAACACTGCAAGCATTGGAAAAACAGCGTTTTAGTGTACCGATGTGGTATCCAGACTATGACGGCATTTATTGGTCTGACGGTCGCACATTAGACGTTGAAGGCGGTGATTATCAGTCAATCGAAAACTTGCGTGTTGTTGATAAAGTCGCGCGCACAGTGCGTATTCGTGCTATTGCTAAAATTGCCGACCGCAGTTTAAACAGCACCCCATCCAGTATTGAAGCCCATCAAGCCTACTTTGCCAAAGTATTACGTGAGATGTCACGCAGTACGCAGATTAACGGGGTGAGTTTCCCAGGTGAAGTGAAACCGCCAAAAGAGGGCGATGTGGTTATTACATGGAAAAACAAAAATAACGTTGAAGTGTATATCACGGTGCGAACTTATGAATGCCCGAAAGGGATCACCATTGGCATCCTGTTAGACACGTCATTGGAGAATGAATAATGAGCGGAAAACGGATTTCGGGGCAGTCGATTGATTTTAATATCGACGGTGATTTAGTTCATGTTGAAAAAGTCAGTCTATCGATTACAGACAATACAGGTGTCGCTCAAACGAATGGCGTGCCGGATGGTTATGTGAATGGGGATGTGTCGGCAGAGGGGGAGCTGGAATTATCCACTAAATACCTCAACGTCATTACAGCCAAAGCCCGTAGTGCTGGCTCTTGGCGTGCCATTCCTTTAGTCGATTTGATGTGGTACGCGAAAGCGGGCACAGAAGAGCTTAAGGTTGAGTCTTTCGGCTGTAAATTAAACGTCACCGATATTTTAGACGTTGACCCGAAAGGCGGTGCCGTGATGACGCATAAAATTAAATTTATTGTCACCTCACCGGACTTTGTGCGTATTAACGGTATTCCATACTTAGAGTCTGAATTAACAGACAAACTGTAATAAAGGACATGTTCATGGAAGAACATAATAAAACACTGATTTCACTGATTATCTTAGGGGCACTGATAGCTATTGGTAAAATGATGTCAGGGAGTGAGCCTATTACGCTACGTCTTTTTATTGGGCGCGTTATTTTAGGTTCAGCGGTGTCATTAATGGCGGGAGCATTACTGATTTGGATCCCTGGTATTTCTCCTTTAGCGATTACGGGGTTAGGTTCAGCGTTAGGCATTGCAGGCTTTCAGTTAGTGGAATTGTGGCTGAAAAAACGAGGTAGTGATTTACTGACAGGGAAGTTAAAAAAATGACACGCGGAATTCGTAATAATAATCCAGGCAATATCCGTCATGGTGCTTCAAAATGGCAGGGAATGTCTGCAGAGCAAAATGATACTCAATTTGTGCAATTTATCTCGCCCGAATTCGGTATTAGAGCACTGATGAAACTATTGCAGACTTACTCAAAATACAACGGTAAGCAAAATGTGGGTTGTGGGAAAATAGATACTATTGAAGAAATTATCGAACGTTGGGCACCTGCATCGGATAATAATCACACTGAAAACTATATCCAACGTGTGTGCAAAGAAACCGGATTTAATCGCCAAGCGTGCTTGAATCTATACGACAAAGAGACCGTTATTTCTTTAGCAAAAGCGATTGTGCAGGTTGAAAACGGTGAACAGCCTTATTCAGACAAGGTTTTTGAAACGGCGTTTAATCGGATATGAAACAAGCAACGGCGATCTTCTTTGCGTTTATTCTGGCTTTTTCGGCGGGCTGGCTGGTTAAAGGTTGGCATCAAGACAGTCTAGAACTGGTCGCATTAAAAACGGCGAATGAAGTCAATAACGCCAGTTTAAAGGCTCAACAAGATTTAGCGAGTCAATCAGCAAGGACGTTAGAAAATAAATTAGAGGAACTCGCCAATGTGCAACCGCCTGAAATACGCACCGAAATTATTAAGCCGGTGTTCACTAACCTTTGTGTTAGTGATGATTTTGTCAGGATGTACAACGAAGCAATCGACAGTGCCGAACGTACCCTATCAGGAAAATCTACTGACAAAATGCCCGACAACATTACCAAAGTTAAACGGTAATACTGGGGCGGATTTAGCCACTGTATTATTAGAATATGTTGAAATTTACGGAAAATGTGCTGTGAGGCACAACCAATTAACGGACGAAATTCGTCAAAGGATGGAAAAATGAGTACCAAGAAAAACACAATTACTTTAGTCGTGATGGGCAAAGAGCTGGTTTTTGAACCCAATATGACCGCGTACAATGGCTGGTTAAATGCGATTTCTGCCGACGATAAAGTGGCGCCTACTGTTACCTATTTGCGCCGAATTATTGCCCCTGAAAGCAAAGAAGCCTTAACAGAGATTTTAAATATCCCTGGTTCGGCAATGCAGTTACTGGAAAAAGTAAACTCAGAATATGCGCCAAAACTGGATATTGAACTAAAAAACTAACGGCGCGAGTCGAAGCGATTGAACGCAGTGCCCTCGGACAATATATGGCGTTACGACGGCACTATCTCCCTCATGAGCAGGATGATATCGACAGCTTCGCATGCGCAATTTGGCTAGATAATCACTTCACAGAAAATCACCGCATCGCGGTCGCAAATGGCATTGCATTAGCTTTCAAGGGTGAATGATGAGTACATTAGATTTTACACTCAGCATGATTGATAAAGTCACTCATCCCTTGAAGGCCGTGCAAGCAGGTGTGACTCAATTTGCTGAAACCTCACAACAGGCGTTTAAAAATATCGCGGTCGGCGGGGCGGGCTTGGCTGGCTCCGTCTTTGCGTTAAAAAACGTCTTAGATCCCGCGTTAGCGATTCAAGATGCCCTTGATATGGCGAAAGTCACGGGTGTTGATGATGGTGCAATGAAAAAAATCACCGATGAAGCACTCACTTTCAGTGCGCAATACGGTAAATCGGCGGTGCAATTCGTTGAGTCCTCTCTCTCTATCCGAAAGGCCATTAGTGGCATTTCAGATAATGAACTCCCGCAACTAACCAAAATCAGCAACATTACGGCATCAGCACTAAAAACCACGGCCGAAGAATCCAATGCCTATATGGGCAAAATGTTTTCTCAGTTTCAAGGCTATGCCGACAGCGTGGGCAAAGTGACGTTCGCAGAAGAGCTGGCAGGCAAGGCCGTTATTATGTCGCAAACCTTCGGCACGTCGATGGCTGAAATTACTGATTTGATGGAAGGGGCGCGTTCTGCAGGTACGCAATTTGGTGTCGGTATTGATGAACAGTTAGCCGTATTAGGCGAGTTGCAACGTTCATTAGGCACAGAATCCAGTAGCGCGTATGAGTCGTTTCTGTCAGGGGCAACGGACGGGGCGAAAAAACTCGGTCTATCGTTTGTTAATGCGTCAGGGCAAATGCTGACGATGCCTGAAATGCTGGAAAAGTTACAAGGCAAATACGGCAAGTCCATTGCAGGTAATTTAAAGGCTCAAAAAGAAATTGAGGACGCCTTTGGCGATTCCGCGATTGTTGTGAAATCACTGTTTAATAACGTCGAGGTATTACGTAAAAATATTACCGCATTAGGCGGTGATGATGGCATGAAACGTGCCACAGAAATGGCCAGTATGTTGGCTAATCCGTGGGAGCGGTTATTGTCGATTTGGGAGTCTATCCGCATTGCCGTGGGTATGACATTGTTACCCGTGATTGTGCCCCTGATGAATAAAATTGCTGATATGGGGCAAATGCTCGTGCGTTGGTTGAAGCTATTCCCCAATATTGCCCGTGCCATTGGTTATGTGGTGACAGGGTTTATTGCATTTACGGCCATGGGGGCGATGGCCAATATCGTATTGGGAATTGGTCGGTTGCTGTGGGTCGGTATCTTGCCGTTGTGGAAAACGGGCGGAGTATTACTGTCCTTGATGAAAGGCAAATACGATTTAGTGACAAAAGCCACAGGCTTTTTTAGTGGTTCCCTCGCCAAATTAACGAGATTTTTAAACATCACCAAAATGGCCTCGTTGGCCACAGCATTAGGATTTACCTCTATCACATGGCCCGTTTTATTATTAATTGGTTTATTTGCCCTAATTGCGATCGCCGTTGTGAAATTTTGGCAACCCATCAAGGCATTTTTTAAAGGGTTTGTTCAAGGGTTTTTAGAGGCCTTTGACTCTATGTCGCCCGTTGGTTCCATGTTTGACGATATTGGCAACGCGTTGGGTGTGGTGTGGAAAGCAGTAAAAAGTGTGTTCAATTGGTTTACAGATTTACTCACACCGATTGAATTTTCAGAAGATGCGCTCAACCAAACGACAAATGCGGGGAAAATATTTGGTAAGAGTGTCGCGAAGGCTATCGAATTATTAACGTTACCATTTCGAATGGTCATTAAAGCAGTGGGCTGGATTGTGACGGCTTTTATTAATGCATCGAAATGGATTTCTCAAACATGGAATGACCTAAAAAACAATATCATGACTGCATGGGGGGCTACTGTTCAATTTTTAGAACGCATCTCCCCTGTCAGAGTGTTTGCCAGCTTTTGGAAATCCATTACCCGTATCACGAATTTGATGTATGCAGGTATTGCCAAAGGTTGGGATGCAGTGTGCCAGTGGTTTTTCTCACTGTCACCTGTGCAAGCCTTTATTGAGATTTATAACACGGTATCACAACTGTTTGCCAATTTATGGAATGGGGTTGCAGGCGGTTGGGATGCACTGTGTGGCTGGTTTGAAAACTTCTCTATTAGTGACACTTTTAACGGTATTTCAGATTCGATTAAAGGTGTTTTTGATGGGCTGTGGAAATGGTTAAGTGACAGCTTTAACGGTGTGTTTAATGCGGTGGCCAGCAAATTAAATTATCTGCCTGGCGTCAATATCGATTTAAAAGAAACTGAAACCGCCGTCGTTAATTCGGCGTTACCCAGTGTGCCGGTTCAAGCTGATTTGAATGCCATTAATCAAAACCAACCAAACCGCCGTTTTGATTATCAGCCGTCATTATTAACAGGGAATGAGTTAAAAGGCATTAACAAAGGTGGTTTGAGTAAAGAGATCAATAACAATCAAACCAGCGTTGACAACCGCAGGCAATACGGAAATATCACGATTAATAATGGCAATGTGATGACACCTGCGGATTTGGAAGAGTGGGGCGCGTTGAATTAAGGATAATGCCATGGAACAGGCGAAATATATTGATTTACTGATAACAGAGCGTGATTTCACGCTCAATGCGGGCTTTGAGCCGATATTGTGTAATAACCGTCAAAGTATTACGCAAGATATTGCGCATGCGATTGTTGAGAGCGGTTTAGCCACCCAATTAGTGGCCGAACGTAGCCCAACCTTGCGCGCTGATATTCGTATGCAGATTGTGTTACTGGTTGAAGATGATGAGCGACTTATTCCAGGCACCATTATTGTTGATGAAGAAAACGTAAAAAAATTATGGGTGACCGCAGATACTTATGATTTTGGCCGTATTAGTGTCGGGGTGAATTATGGCGAATAAACAGCGTCCACAAATTGACTACGAGTCGGCATTAAAAGACAACGGCATGCCGATTACTGCCGATGAAATTAATCAGCAATTTAACGACATTGTGAAAGAAGAAGGCTTAATTACCAATACGTCCAATATGTCACCGTTTTGGCGCTTGATTAATGCCATTGTGACAACCCCCGTTCAGTGGCTCAAAGATGTCTTGATTAATTTGGTGTTCACTAATATGTATCTGGCTACTGCATCGGGTTCATGGCTGGAAATGTTTGCCTGGGGCGTTAACCTGCAACGTAAGCCCGCCACCAAAGCCAAAGGACAAGTGCGTTTTTACCGCATTGCGGGGCAAAATAGTGTCACAGTGCCAGCGGGTACTGTCGTGCAGACAGAGCGCATTAACGGGCAGATTTACAGTGTGGTGACCACGGAAACCGTGACGATTGAAAAAGAGTCTGCCCTGATTGCGGTTGATGCCAGTGACGCCGGCGGAGCCTTTAATCTGGCACCAGGCTATTTTCGTATCCTTCCCGTTGCCGTGCCAGGCATTGAACGAGCGCAAAACGAGGAAAATTGGTTATTGGTGCCAGGTGCGGATAAAGAGAGCGATGATGATTTACGTGACCGTTGCCGTAATCAATATAATCTAGTGGGGAACTACCACACTGACGCGGTATATCAAGGCATGATTGCCAGTGTCGTCGGTTTGAGTATTGACCGCATTTTCTTTTTGCATGATGCGCCTCGAGGCGCGGGTACCGCCAATGCGTATTTATTGTTAGACAGTGGCGTCATTAGTCAGCCGTTTATCGACAAAGTTAACGATTATGTCAACACACAAGGGCATCACGGGCACGGTGATGATATGCAGTGCATGCCCATGCCTGAAACACACCATGCCATTAAGTTAACGGTATTTGTGCAAAATCTCGCTAATTTAACCGATAACGAGCAAGTCAAATTACGGCAAGACATTGAAAATTTAGTGCGTTGTGCGTTTCGTGAAAACACCAATTATGACGTGAAAAAAACATGGCCTTACTCGCGTTTTTCATTTTCTAATTTAGGGCGTGAAATTCACCGCCATTTTTCCTTGGTTGATTCCCTGCAATTTAATCAAACGGATATCATCAGTGAATTGAGTGTGCCCCGCTTAAAATCGCTGTCTGTGGAGTTACAAGATGCCTGATTTCAAGGAACGATTAAAAGGCTTAAATTTGCCGTCATGGATGAACAAAGGCGAACCCGCAAAACTGTTAAATGCGGTCCGTAAATTTTGGTCAGGTGTTTATGACTGGATGTTATGGCCACTCAAACAATTGGACGCAGAAACCTGTTCAGAAGAATTGTTATCAGTGCTGGCCTATCAGCGCGATATTCACCGTTTTAAAGGGGAGCCATTAGATTTATTTCGCAAACGGGTAAAATTTGCCTTTATTAATGCCCGTGATGCGGGGTCGGTCAGTGGTTTTATTGCTATTTTTGAGCGCTTAGGCGTGGGCTATGTCGAGTTGTTAGAGCGTCAGCCGGATATTGACTGGGATGTCATTATTTTACGGGTCAGTGACGGACAAATCGCAGGCAACCCCGATTTGTTGATGGGCATTATTCGCCAGTATGGGCGCACGTGTCGCCGTTATCGTTTTGAAGTGATCACCAATAATCAATTAGTGATGCGGTTTGGTTGGGCTGATTGTGAATATCAGACCTTTGGCGCATCACTGTTACAAGGAGAGTAACAAATGTCACAATCTATTATTACAACGGCATTTGAGCGCTGGAAAGCCCAAGAGTCGATTGATGGAAACTTGATTGTGTTAGACGAGTTCGTCTTTGCACATATCCCGAATCTAGAGATTGAAAAACCGATTGACCGCAATGAAGACCTGCCCGATGCAAAATATATCGTGCATCGCCAAACCGTGAATAAAACGGGCGTCGTCAATCAAAATGCCGTGGCCTATTCGGTGACTATCGGTGCCGAAATTGGAGATTTTGATTTTAACTGGATTGGGCTATTAAATAAAAAATCCGGTACGGTAGCGATGATTGTGCATGCGCCTACCCAACGAAAAATTAAAACCCAAGCAGGGCAACAGGGCAACGTGTTAACCCGCTCTTTCTTGCTGGAGTATTTAGGGGCAAGCAAAGAAACCGCCATTACCACACCTGCAGAAATGTGGCAGATTGATTTTACTGCAAGACTTTCTGGCATCGATGAAATGCAACGCCTAGTTAATACCGACAGTTACGGTGAGGCCTCTTTTTTTGATGATGCGTTTTTAGTAGCTAAGACAGGGAATCAATATTTTGTCACAAAAGGTATTGGATACATCGGTGGTTTACGGGCGGAATTAATCACAAACCAAAATATCACCGTGCCTGCGGAAAATACCAAAGTTTATGCTGATGTGAGTTACCAGGGCAATATTACCAGTCGTTGGCAAACCCACATTAAGCTGACCGTCAAACCTGATTTAAAAAACTATATTGATAATGCAGGTTTTGCGCATTTTGTGTTTGCGATAGCGTCGATTTCAGCGGACGGAAAAGTTACCGATTTACGCCCTAAAGGAACACTGGATTTTCAGCAATTAGATGATGAGTTAAAAGCGCACGAAAAATCCCGTAATCATCCCGATGCAACCCTTAAAGAAAAGGGATTTACAACGTTAAATAATCAGGTTGGTGATAGTCAAAATACGGCACTAACACCTTTCGGAGCACAGGAAGCGCTGAAAAAATATCAGCCAAAGGGCAATTACGCAGATGGAGGTAGATTTTCAGTACACACGGAGTCTAGCGTTATTCGTTCTCCTAATAGTTTATATACATTGGAAATTCAAAACGACGGTAGATTACTTGTTACAGATGTAACAAGCGGAACACCTAAAGCTGTTATTAGATTTACAAAAGATGGCGAGTTATCAATTGGCTCAGTTCCTGTGTGTAATATAACAGGGGTGTCTCAAAATATAGGTGATTCAGCTAGTGCAATTATGAGTCAAAAAGCGTCCACAGATGCCTTTCAAATGAAGGGGGACTATGCTGATAAATCAACATCAATAACACAGTATTTTAATAGTGCGATCGTTTCAAAAAAAGAAATTATATCAAATACTGGCAATATATCTTTAGGATTGAATACAGAAACAAAGCCAGAGATTGTATTTTCTAAAGGGGCTGATTGGCGGAGGGTTTCATTTCAAGATAAAAATGGAACAATCGCATTAACTGGAGACAGTTATTTAAAATCAGAATCAGATTTTCAATTAAATGAAATTAAAAATAATGTTTATTCAAAAAGCGCAACTGACAATTTTCTAAATAAAAAAGTTGATAAAGAAAATATCTCACAACAACTCGCCAATGATGTTAATAAAGTGCCGAGTTTGGACTTAGTCACTAGAGAACTAGGTAAGAAGCAAGTATCCGGAAACTATGCAGATAAATCGGCATCGACAACGCAGGCCTTTAGTGGATCAATAATTGCCCTAAAGGAGGTTATGTCCAGAAATGGGAATATATCATTAGGGATAAAAACAGTAGATAAACCAGAAGTTGTGTTTAATTTTGGAACTATATGGAGAACGCTCTCATTTCAAGATAAAGATGGAACCATTGCATTATCTGGAGATAGTTATACTAAAGCTGAGTCTAATAAACAATTAGACGATATTAAAAATAATGTTTACTCAAAATCTGAATCGGATGGAAAATATGGTTTAAAAAATACTATCAGTAAATTGGATAACGGTTGGTGGAAATGTGGTGATACGGGATTGATATATCAGTACGGTATTGTCAGTGGTTGTGTGTCTAGCGACGAATCCCGTTCATTCCCTATTCCATTTCCTAATAAATGTCTGTCAATGGTTGGCGGATATTTAAATGAGAATGAGTGGGGGCAAGGTATTTCTATGAGAATTATTGATAATAAAACATTTTTTAGTGTTGTGCGAAGTGCTAGTGGTGGGTGGGCATCAGCACGTGCTTATTATATTGCAATAGGTTATTAGGGAGGAAAGGGTGGATTATTATTTTAGTGCAAAGGAAAACGCATTTTACCCTATTTCAATGGAAAATAATTACATTAATGCGGGCACATTTCCTGATGATGTAGTGTTAGTTGATAATGCTATTTTTGAAGTATTCTCTCAATTACCCCCTAATGGAAAAGTGAGAGGGGTTGTTAATGGTATGCCAGAATGGGTTGATTTACCCATTAATAACAATGAAGTATTTCAACAGAGGGAACATCAGAAAAAAGAATTAATCAAGGAAGCATCAGAAATAATTAATCCCATGTTAGATGCTAAAAATGGGGGGTATATCGAAAATGATGATATTGCTCGATTGGATAAGTGGCAACGCTATCGTTACGCATTAACAAAAATAGATACATCATTATTAAATATTGAATGGCCAGAGAAACCGCAATGAAATGGCAAAGAAAGCAGTTTTCACTATCAGGCGATTTAACGGGCATTACCTGTTCATTATTACCCGTTCACCCCTTTATTTACGGTGTCGGGCAAAATACTGCCACAGGCAGTTATTTAAGCCCCACCAATGCAATTAATTATATTGCTAATAAAATTCAGGGGGCGGGTGAGGTTGATATTGTGGTGACGATGATTTGCGCCCGTACCCATGACGAGTTTATCAATGCAATTCAAGGCTTTTCGGGCGTATTGCCTTTGCCTGTATTTAGCCAAGTTGAACGTATGGCCAAAACCGCCGAAAGCCTAAATATTACCAAAATGCAGATACCGGCTAAAACGATAGCTGGTATTCCAGACCCGCAAACATTATCAACCAATAACAGCCGTGCGGTAATCAATGCGGGATTAATTGAAAAAGCAAAAAGTGAAGCCTCAAGCGGGGCTAGTGTTGCTGGGTTACTTTCTAGCGTAAAAGGATTTGCGGAAAGTCGAAAAAATATCTTACAAGGCATGGCTGATTCATTGACGGGATTACTGGGAAAATCAACCACCGTTTGGGTGTTCCAGGGAAAAGGTAACGGCGCGGAATTAGCCGATAAAATGAAAAAAGAAATTCCTGAACAAGATGCGGTTTACGCATTAGCTACGCTTTTTGCGGGCGATATTGATGCAATCAAAGGAATGATGCATGACACAGACACCACTTTACGAAAATAACACACCGAAAATCAGCCAAATCATTACGTTGGCGTTGGACGGTGAAGCCATTTTATTAAAAAACCTGACCGTCACACCCTCGATGATGTATCAGGACAAAGACCAATCAGGGCAGTCCTCAAGTACCGTCAATAGTGAGCAGGGCATTAAGCCTAAAGAACTCCGCATTACGGGCACTATTCCTTTCACCGAAGAAAAAACGCTAACCCGTTTATTTGCCTTAGCTGAAGCCAAAGAGAACGGACTACTAAAACGCTACCGTGTCGCCAACCGCATGGCTAGCGCGATTAATTTTCGTCTTGGCACATTCACTAACGGCATTGATGCGTCAAAGATGGACGGTAAACAAGCCTGGCAAGTCACCTTTACTTTACGTGAGCATTTATCCGTACCCGAAAAACGCGAAAGCCGTTCAGCAGGGCAAGTTAAAGCAAAAACACAAAATATGAGTAATAAGTCAAAAGCCAATGGCGAAGGAACGCCAGAACAAGAGCAGGAATTAAGCTGGTTTGAGAAAAATGTATTGAAGCCAGTTAATGATGCTTTGGGAGATTAAAAGATGAAACCAATTAATCGACTTTATTTATCCGGTGATGAAACGCACCTTGTCGACGTTAAAATGGTGCTGGAATTATCGCAATGTGGCCGTGGCTTTATTACCGCTAAAACCGATACCGATTACACGGGTAAATTGGTGCGCCTTGATATTGGCTACACTGATTTACTCTTACGGTATTTCACGGGTTACGTAGAACGTTCGCAACCGTCACAAAATGGTTTTCAAAAATTGTTTGTGCGGGAGTTAGTTGGTGTATTCGACAGAATGTGGCCGTGCTCTTTTCAGCATCCCACCTTAAAACAGATCACCGATTATCTAAAAGAGCACAGCGGATTACATTTTGTGTTACCGGATGCCGAATATGTGAATACTCCAATCCCACATTACACCCATAATGGCACGGGCTATCAATTATTAAATAGCCTGGGAAAAGTATTCAATATTCGCGATTATGTGTGGTATCAAACGCCAGACGGTGATGTGTTCGTGGGGAGTTGGGCGGATTCATTCTGGAAAGATAAAGAGGTTGAAATAGACAATCAATTCTCTTCTGAACAACGTGCCGGTAATCAAATGACCATCCCGATGGTGCAAAGTTTACGCCCTGGTGTGAAAGTGAATAATAAACGATTAGAGCGTGTGGCGCTGGATAACGACAATATGACGTTAACGTGGATAAGCCCTGATGCTATCACTGGGCGAGCCGAAAACCGCACCATAGCCCAACAACAAATTGATAATGCCTACCCTGAATTGTCTGCAGGGTTACACTTGCCGAAATTTGCCCGTGTTGAAGCCCCGACAGAAAATACCACGGCGGGGGATATTTCAGACCCATTTAGACCCAAATACGCCGTTGACGTGCAAATGGTTGATGCTGATGGCAATGATGTGGCACCCGTTTATCACGCGGTGCCGTTACCATTACCCATGGCAGGCAATGAGTCGGGAATGTTTCAATATCCGCCTGTCGGTTCAATGGTTGAAATTGCGTTTGAAAATGGCCGTGCAGATAAGCCCTTTATTCGCCAAGTGTTAAGTCATGGCAATACCTTGCCCGACATCAAGCCAGGCGAACAACTGCAACAGCAACGCCAAGAGGTATCACAACGGGTGACACAAGACGGCACATGGCATCGTCAAACTGACCAGAAAATTATTGAAGAATCGATGCACCGTGAAGTTAAAACCGACACAGAAAATCGCACGGTTATCGCCAGAGAAACCACCGTACAAGCCACCGATAAAACGACCGTGATAGGCACAAGCACGTTAATGGCAGGTGCCATTATGCAAATTGCAGAGGGTGACTTTAGCCAGGCAACACAAGCCAATAAGGTTGTGGCAGTTGGTAAAAATATGACGGTTGATGTGGGCCAACAGTTAGAAGAAAAAATCGGGGCAGTGCGTTCCAGTATCGCTGGCGCCATGCAAAAAATCATGGCACCGGTTGTTTATTTAGGGAATGAACAATTGAATGTGATGCAGTGTATGTTAGATACGCTAGACGTCGTCAATGAGTTGGCCACACTGACCGCAAACCACACTCATAACAACACGGGCAGTCCGTTAAATGCCTCAGCCATTAGCAATACAGGCACCAAATCAGCAGGACTTAAACAGAAATATTCACCCGTTATCGGCTGATAAAACCGTTATCATCCTTGCCCGCGCTTGCGGGCTTTTTTATATTCCTCGTATAGCCCTTTTTCGTGAATAAATAACAACTGATTAAGAGCAGTAACTGCAACTGCAGGAGGTTGCCGTATTTCACGTATCCATTGGTCAACCGTCACTCGCGAAATATTCAACTGCCGGGCAAATTCAGACGTAGAAAGCCCGAGTTCATCCCGGGCTTGTTTTGCTATATTACTCATCAAAATTCAATCCTATTTTTTGAGCATCTTCTTCTGTTAAGGTAATGCCTTCTGGATGTTCATAATATGCACTCAAGTTCGAATCAACAGGGTAGACAATAGGAAAAGAGTCATCAAGTTTAGTAACTGGATACCCATCATCTACATATAGAACATCAATATTGCCATTTTCATTTTTTCTTCCAAAGATATTCATTTTAGTCACCTTTAAGTTTTAATTTCATTGTTTGCTTCGATGATTTAAGTATGCATTCAATGAATGTATAAATCAAGTGTTTTTATATTCAATGAATGTAATCTCAAATAAATATGAAGGTGGTCACAAAAAACAATATTTATATAACGATGGCTTGAACTAAATTAGGCAATAGGTTAGCTTAAAACTGTTCCCCGTTTTAACGGGGATTAATCAGATATCAATCTAAGTGATATCTCAAAAAGTTCCCTGTTTTAACGGGGAATACGATAAGGGCGACCATGTGTCGCCTTTATTGTTTTTATATCTCTCAATAAAACCACCTTCACGCCATTCTAAGGCGTTCAATACTCACAATACATCTGCGTTAGCTCAAAATGGATCGCATCGATAGCGCGTGGCTCCGTGCGCGCAATACCCACGAAATAAAATCATTCACGACGTAAAACGCACTAATCCGCACCCGCCTGCACAATTTGGATCAAAAAAATATTTCAGTTTGAATTTTTTACAAAACATATCACGAGGGCGCGCGGGGATTGGGTTCTTTGCGTAAGCGTCAAACTGAAATGATTGTAAAAGATTTCAGGTTATTTCAGTTTGAGGAATAGAAAAAGGATCGCGATAAAAAATTAACGCATTGATAGTAAAAGGGATTTCATACTTTACGTGAGGGTGATGATCTAAATAAAAAACCAGAGAAAATAAAATAACTCTGGTTAATCATATAGATGGCATTTTTTAAAACTGAAAATATTATCCTTTTTTTTCATTCCAAGATTCAAGTATAAACATTGTCAGTGTATGTGCAGAATTAATAGCTAGTCGAGCATGCCTTGGTTTTAGATTATAAATTTTTCTACCTGCGCCATGTGCTGAGCTAGCGTGTGTTCTTAATGTGCCTATTCCTTCAGTTATTGAATAGAGACCACTCAATATTTTTTTTAAGTCTTCATCTTCAACTAATTTTGTATTTAGCCCCAGAGATTCTCTAACTACTTTCCAGACACTTTGAAGGTCTTGTTTTGCTGGAAGAACTAAGCCTTCATCTGCAATATAGATTTTAAAAGTAGATTCAAGAATATTACTTGCTGCGGAAACTGCCTCTCTAGGTGATTGATATATATTTTCAATCGCTCTTGTAAATTCCATCTCAATGGTAGGGAAATCTTTTTGTCTTATAGCTTCTTGTAGAGATAATGACGGTATTGATGCACCGTCAGTTATTATTCCACCTAAATGGTAATTTAATCCATATTTAGCGAATGATTTATTTATTTTGTCAATAAATTCAATTTGTTCTTTTTGCCAGTCAAGGATTGGTTCATTAGGTAAATCAGCATCCATATATCGCTCTATGATTTTACCTAAAATAGCGAGTGGTGATTTTGATAACTTATTTGTTTGCATTAACCACTCTGATGCTTTGGCTAATTTGGAGCCTTGGGGTTCATCTGGGGGAGCATCTGCATACCTAAACAATGAACTCAATGTAGCGTGAGATTCGTTCTTAGAGACATATTCGGCAACTATAGATATGACTGGTTGTGGTATTTCTTTTTTCAT